TTGGAAAATACCTTTGATGTGTATGGTTATTACATCGGATTGGAGGCTACAGAGGGTGAAGGACGTACGAATGGGGGTGTGTATAAGCTCACATTGGGCACTCCAAACAATCAGAAGGAGCCGAAGACAGCACTTAGATGGTTTGATACTGACTATGCTACTACTAAGGGCAAATTTGACAACAAATTAGCGTAAAAATTAATGATTAATGACTAATGATTAATTATCAATGACTGACTTTACAGAAGAAAAATTGAATAACTTGTTGGAAGGAGGTTATGCAAAGGCGGTGGGAGAGGATAAAGAGACTTTCATCGCCTTTTATGCTTATCTTTTCAATGATAACGCCCCTTGTGCAAGTTGCCCGCAGAAATTAGTAGGCTACTGGGATAAGTTGGCACGAGAGGGGAATAGTAGGCTTATAACAATTCAAAAAAAAACAGCAGAAATGGCAAAGAAAAAAACAAAAAACACAGACAGCACCCTGCAAGAGGGAGTGTTCAGATTGAGAGGGGATATACACTCCCTCGCTATGGACTTTGGTAGTAGTGAGTTCTTCAATAATGACACATTGACTAATGATGTAGCCTTGAGGTATTTGTCTATTAACCCTAATAGAATTGCAAACTTTGAGAAATACCCAAAGGGTTGGGAGCAATTAGTACAGGAGTATGCTAATGTAGAACAAGTCGGAGAGACAGAACAAGAAGAAACGGAACAAGTCGGAGAGACAGAACAAGAGGAAGTAACTCAATAATTAGAGAGCAATGGCAAAGGTTACAGCAGTGGAGCTACATAGGGAGAGCAGAAGAATGGAGAGCAATAAGTACAAAGGCTATCCGTTCTTGGCCAATGGAGAGAAGAATGACTACCCTACAATGATTGAATTGTTGGTAGGCGGTTCTGCTACAGCGAGGGCTTGTGCTGGTGTGATAGCGGACTTTATCTATGGGAAAGGGTTTGCCTTGGAGGCTATGGCTCGTGCTGATGCTAAGCAGCGGCGGGAGCGGTTCAAGAAGGATACGATGTATATCAATGACAAAATGGAGACACCGAATGACTTATTGAAGAAGGTAGCCAGGAGTATCTCTTATCACAAGGGGGCATTCTTGCATGTGAATTATAATCAGTTGTATCAAAAGACAAGTGTGCAGGTGCTCACTTATCGTTATTGCCGATTAGGGGCAAAGGACAGCAACAATTACCGAGGGAAGGTACTGATATACAACAATTGGGATAGCTTGCAAGACAAGAAAGAAATAGATAAGCAGGTAACAGCAATAGACATGTATGACCCCCGTCCTGAAGTGATACAGGCACAGGTAGAGCGGGTAGGAGGCTGGGAGAACTACAAGGGGCAGGTGTTTTTCTTGAACCTTGATAGAAATGATAGCTATCCGTTGGCTTGGGCTGATGTGGTGCTATTGGATTGTGAGAGTGAGATGCTCTCGGCTAAATACACGAGGAATGGCTTTAAGAAAGGGTTCTTTGGTACATATGCCTTTGTCACCTCTCCTATGGGGAGTGAAGAGGAGCGGGAGGAGTTCAGGGATAACTTGAGGCGCTCCATAGGAGTGGAAGCGGAGCAGAGCGTATTCCATTTTGAATTAGAGGTCAGAGGGGATAAGCTGGAGGAGCAGGTATTGGTAAAACCCATAGAGAGCAATGTAAAGGCTGATTTGTTTGAGTATGCAGACAAGAAGACAGCTAATAATATTCGTAAGACATACGGCAATATTCCCCCAGTGCTGATTGATTATGTGGAGGGCAAGCTGGGTAACACATCAGGAGAGAGTCTGAAGGAAGCACGTATATTTATGCAAGAGCAGATGCAGGAGGAACGGCAGGACGTACAAGAACTATTTGAGGAGCTGTTTGATAACTTTGTAAGACCTATCTCTAATAACGGGCTATTTGATATAATGACCAATTACTAAGTACAAATGAGAATACTAATAGATAAGGCAAGTGTAAGCAAGTACTTGAGTGTTTCTGCATTCAGGAAGGTAGAAGACTTTGATAGGTATGCAAGGGAAGCACAGGCGTTTGACCTAAAGCCATTGGTATGCGAGGACTTCTATCAGGACTTGGTGAGTGACACTCCGCAGCGTGATTACACTTTACTTTTGGAAGGAGGTAGCTACACACATGAGGGGAGAAAGTATGAGTTTGCGGGCTTAAAGGCGGTGCTGGCATACTTTGCCTATGCGAGGTATATCTTTACAGGGCATCAGATAGACACTCCATATGGGGTTAGAGGCAAGGTATATCAGGACGGCGAGGGTGTTAGTCAGTCAGAGAGGAGAGACTTGCGGGGGCTTTATGTGCAGAATGCTAATGATCTGTGGGAGGACTGCAAGAGATACATTGAGAGGCATAAGCGGCAATTTCCTGAATGGGAACGATGTCAGGAGGGTAGGTGTGGAGAGCAGGATCACAGAGGAAGGGTAAGGATAACACTTATATAGTGACTAATGACAAACTACTAATGATTAATAGAGATGCAATGTATAAGGGGACTTAGTGAAGGGATTAGCTTTGATTGTGGGTATATCCCATTGAAAGGCATCTATAATCAGGTAGTACTGATTAACTTCACAGACATAGATAGAGCAAAGATAACAAGGAGTGGAGTGCTCTTACATAACTTTCAACTCAAGGAGGAGAAAAGGGGGTATATAGTAGAGGGATATAGGCAGCACTTCACGGGGAGGGAGCGATACACACCTAACAGATACACACATGAATTGGATTTGCGGGTGTATGATTTCTCTAAGAAGCACATGGACTTATTGGAGGAGTTGCAGAGAGGGACGTTTGTAGCAGTGGTGCAGACGAACGAGCATTCATTCAACAAATCTGGGTTTGAGGTGTTAGGTTATGATGCAGGGTTAAAACTAACCAGCCTAACGAGGGACTATAAGGAGAATATGATAAGATTTACATTAGGCAGTCATGTGAAGGAGGTTAGGGTATGCTACTATATCAATGATTTAGATTGGGCTACCACGAAGAGAGCCTTTGACAGGGCCTTTGCAAGGGATAACACCTTCAGAATATTTGACGATACATTTGACAATACATTTGAATAGACTATGACAGCGATAGACAATATAATCAATCAGATAGAGGGAGAGACACAGAATAGGGGTAATACTAAGACACGAGTAGCGGCGGTGCTTAGGTTACTCAGGGATAAGATAGTCAATCTGTTCTCCACTAAATTAGATAAAGGCAATTATACAGGCAGTGCAGAGGACTTATATGGAGCTATAGGGAACAAGGTGGATAAAGTGCCAGGGAAGATACTCTCGACGAATGACTTCACGAATGAACTACGCACCAAGCTGGAGGGTTTGCGGAATGTGGATATATCAGGCTTGCTACCCAAGGGAGGTTATACAGGGACAGCGCAGAACCTAAAGGAGTTGATAGATAATATCATGCGGATCTTGCAAAGTCCTGATACAGAACTGGACGAACTGCGGGAGATAGTCGCCTATATTAAGCAAAACAAACGTATCTTAGACACCTTGGGCATTGGCAATATTGCAGGCTTGCAGGACGCACTGAATGGCAAGGCACCCACAGACCACAACCACGATGATAGGTACTCACGATTGGGGCATACACACAGCGAATACGCCCATCGCACACACAGACACAACTGGGACGATATAGACGGGAAGCCAGCGCTGGCGACGGAAGGGAAGATACAGGAGGCTGTAAGTGATGTGTTCCAATATAGGCGTGTTATTCCTTTTTCAGAATTAAATAATATTACCCGTAAGCAAGGGGAGTATACCATATTGAGTACTGGAGGTAGTGGGGCATATCTAATGTTCTATACAGCGGGATCAACTTCGTCTATTGAAATCTTTAAGAAAGATTGGTATGCAACAACAAGGTTGGGTGTTCGTAACACAATAGATGGTTCCAGATTCAATGAAGATAACGGTGCTTTTCGGGATTTGGCATGGTATGGAGATATATATCGTGTTGGTGCTGAGATTGGGTCTAATTGGACGGCTGTGGAACAATGGCAGAATGGAGTAATATTTGTCTCAACCTCACTCAATATAGATTTATCTTTCTTGAAGAATATGGGTAATATGTCCTTCAGAAAAGTATTTGCAGGCGGAACAGCTACTTTTACCTGTACTGGCAAGACAATTATCTACACGGGGGATAATGCCTTCAATGGAGGTGATGGGAGTACGGCAGTGGTGAGTATCTACGGCAATAAGTGTTATATAGACATACGCAATGTATAATGACAAGTGACTAATGACTAATGACAAGTGACAAGTGATTAGTGACAAATGACTAATGATTAATAAGATGAATGCGATACAATATTTTGATTGGGGAGGGGACAATAATACGCTCTTAGATGAATTTGCGATAAAGAACGTCTTTTTAAGTTATGGTGTAATAAATGGAGATGGGTCATCATTTTTTTCACATGATGTGTATGGTAAAAATTTTTATACAAACAGCCCCAATATCAGTGTTAATTATAAAGAAGCGAGGAGGGATGGGTTTTTACAAAATTACACTAAAGGGAATAATACACCCTCTATTACGATTGATTTCAAATATTCCAATACAGTACTTTTTTTTGAAAAGATTTCAACAAATGAACTTACATTTTCAAAAATTTCAGATACAATTATCTTAAAGTTTTCAGATAGGCAAAAACAGTTATTATTAAATGGGGATGTTGTCACAGAGAATATTGTTTTAAGAAGTAAAAAAACTCAGAAGACGCAAAAATTTAAAATAACGGCAATTAATAGATAAAATATGACACCAAAAGAATTTATCACAAAACACTTACCCTATGCGCGGGAGACGGAGCGGAAGACGGGTATATCGGCGCTATTTACATTGGCTCAATCCGCCTTGGAGACGGGTTGGGGGAAGCATGCGCCTGGGAATATGATGTTTGGCGTGAAAGCCAAAGAGAGTATGCCCGCTGAAAAGCGGCAGCTGGTGCAAACCACGGAGATCCTTGCCACAGACAAGGCTAAGTTTCCCGTTATTATCAGCATTGAAAAGCGGCCTGATGGCAAGTATAAGTACATTGTCAAGGACTGGTTCCGAAAGTATGACACTCCTGAGGAGAGTTTTACTGATCACGCTAAGCTGTTCCTTACGAATAAGCGCTACGCCAAGGCATTGCAGGTGAAGACAGACCCGTACAAGTTTGCCGAAGAGGTTGCCAAGGCGGGGTATGCTACGGAGCCAACGTATGCGGAGCGGCTTAAGGGGGTGATTAGGACGATTGAACGAATAATGACTAATGATAAATGACAAATACGATGAACAAATTATTTCAGCGATTGCTGAAAGCGAAGAACAAAATAGCTACATGGGTAGCGCCTATAGTGCTGCTCTATTACTTTGATGATAAGATACAACTGAGGGATAGGATTTATTACTTTTTCCTTGCTTTCTTTAAGAGTATTCCATTGTTGATGCTGTACTCATATTTTTCTATTTGGAGGGAGAAAAATGAGCTTTTCTTTGTGGGAATTAGCTTTATTCTCTTTCTTAATATGGTAGTAGGGGCTATATACCATGCAAAGGCAGGGACTTTTGATATAAAGCACTTCCTTACGGGCAATGCAACAATAATGCTCGTGATAACAGTGGTGTATATATCCCTTTCAGTACTGAGTATTCCTATAAATGAGACGGAGACGGGCAAAATATTTCAGAGTGTGGTGCAATTTATGACACTGATGTACCCCGTGAGTAAGATTGTCAAGAATGTATTTGTGCTCACAGGGGGTAAATATCCTCCTCAATTCATCATGAAGGCCTTATATAACTATGAAAGAGAGGGTAAATTGAAAGATTTCTTTGATGATATAAGCAAGGGGGCTAAGGACTTAACAACAGATAACCATGAAAGAGAAACTACAACAGATAGCGAGGAGTAATAACTGGGCTTTTGATTACGGCCGTGATGACTTCAGTAACTTGGAGCGGGTGGAGGATAAGGATTTTTACCTTTTCCTTGACCCATTGGAGGAGTTGGTCAGCTTTGAGGATAGTCAAGAGGTGGGACGTGCCTATAATGGGCGGTTGTTGCTGCTTATGGTATCTGACTTTGATAGAGTGTATGATGATCAAGAGGGTAACAATGCCAGTGAGGGGAAGTATGAGCGGTATATCAAGCGTTGTAAGGAGGAGGTAATGAAGATAGCTAAGGCTTTCTGCTGGGAATATGATATATTGCAATGGCGGATGTTAGAGGTGATTAATCTCTATGATACTAATTTTGACGGTGTGCTGGTAAATTTCCAAATTAAAAGTGGTAGGTGATGAATGTAAAAGATATTCTTGATGAGGAGTTAGGTAAGATAGTAATGGAGCTGGTGGCTAAGTATGATAACTTAGGCATGCGAGCCAGTGGTCGTTGGGCTGAGGGCTTGAAGGTGGTGGTAGAGAGAGAAGGTAACAAGTTGGTAGGTAGGATTGAGGGGGTAGATTACACCTACTACGTACAGCATGGGAGGGCACAGGGGAAGATGCCCCCCGTGAAGGCTATAGAGGAATGGATACAAGCAAAAGGCATACGTCCTTTGGAAAAGAAGATAAGTGTATCATCATTGGCTTATGCTATTGCTCATAAGATAGGGCAGGAAGGCACAAGGAGATTTAAGGCAGGAGGCAAACCTGAGTTCATAGATGCAGTTATCACAGCGGAGCGGATACAGGACATCATAGACAAGGTAGGAGTATGGTACACTGTGCAATTTAGTAGTGATATAATCAAGGTCATAGAGGAAATGGCTGCTTAATAAATACAACTATGGAGATAACACATGAAGGATTTACAATAACATACGATTATTATACTAGCATACATTACCCTTATACCTTTTCCTTTAAAAAAAGAGGGACTACAGAGGACGCTGAGATAATTACAATAAAGGTTGAAACTTATAACCCAGTGGAGTATGTCATTAAGGACAAAGTTACAGATGTAGATTTGCGATTACTACTGCAAAGGGTGATGCTTGAGCACTATGAGAGGAGCACTAGGCGAGGTATGCCTTCATTAGGAGTTGCCCCTTCTATTGATGCTGATATAGAGATTGAAATCTATTGTATGGTGAGGAATCGAGGGAGTAGGAGGAAGGAGAAAAAGAAATTGAGCAGCATTCGCTTTGGATTATCTATTATAGATAGTAGTGTTAAGCATTCTCTGATAGAACGAAATAAAAGATTGGCTCCGAAAGGGGCAGGAAAGCCTTATTTTGTGGGTTACCCTCAGATAGACACTTATACCGCAGATGTAGAGGGTAGGCACGGGAATCTAATAATAGGAGGAGCTTTTAATGTGGTTCGTACCAAGTCAAGTGTTACAGAGGGTAATCAGACGTATTACCCAAGAGGAGAGGTAACCAGAGAGATAGATGAGTGTGGAATATTCTTACGGTGGAGGACAAGTTACGGATCATGGGGTTATTGGTTATTCTCAAGTGATTATGAACATGAGATAAAGACAAAGAGCAAGGGTAGCTGGGACTATCACAAACACGGGAATATTACTCGTAAGCACTTAGGACTTAGTGGAGAGCAGACTTGGAAGCTCAGTAGTCTTATACCTGTGCAAGCTGATGAGATAGAGGAAGTGAAGGACTTATATACTTCCAATGAAGTATATCTGTACAAGGGAGATAAGGTACGGAGATTCTTTGAAAATGAGTTCTTCACAAATTGGGAGCGAGTGGAGGTAGTGGGAGGTAATGTAAAGTTCAACGAGCCAAGTGAGACGTACGATATAAGTGTTACGATAGAATTTATAAAGATGATTACAAGGCAAATGGTCAATAATTAGATTAATATAAAAAATATGAAAAAAATAGTGTATTTTCTCCTATTATTACTGTTATTGAGTTGTGGTAGTAGGAAAGTGAAAAAAGAAGATATAAAAACAAACAGCAAAGAGCGTATTTCAGTTAAAAAAGATAGTGTTTCAAGTGCAGAAAGGAGTGAAAAGACAACCATTTTTGATGTATCCACTATTGAGAATATGGAATTTGTTCTTGAGAGTGATAAAGATAGTATGGGAAACGCAAAAGAGCTGTATTTTAATCGTATCAGAGATGGAACAAATGAGACTATCACAGTACGAGGAGGCAAAGTAAGTATAAAGGCAAATAGTGCTGGTCAAAAGTCCCTCGTACAAGAAGCAACTATACTAAAAAATGATATAAAAATGAGCATGCAGCGTGATGAAAAGGCAGAAAAGGAAATGAGAGCAGTACGAGTAGATAAGCAAGTGATAAGGAAAGATTATATTTGGATTGTTTTCATAATTATTTTTTTGCTCTTTATTGTAGTTTTTAGAAGAAAAGCCCCGTGATGGGGCTTTTTTAATACTTACTATCAATTCTGTGGAATGTTTCTCCGTTGAATTCTATATCTATATCATTGTTTTTAAAGATAGCTTTGTCATATATAGGTTCTCTATCTCTATCCTCTATGAACCATTTATTATCAGCATTATAAAAAAGACTTGTATCTTTGGGGACTTCTTTTAAATACTCTAATTTTAGATGTATATTAGGGTATTCTAACTTATTATAAGACACAATAAAATAATCATTGCCTTTTTTGTAAGGTATTAATAAATTCCACCCTTTGCTAAATACTTCCCATACACCGGTGTTCATCTGAAAGAATAATATTCTGTCTTTTGATCGCTCAGATACCCACTCTGTTATTTCTTTACGAAATGCCTCATCTGTTTTAATAGGTACTTTGACAAGATCTTCAAATGAATAGGGCTGCATACTATCTTTGTTCCCCTGTCTAAGTGGAAGCTTAGCAATAGAGAATATTATCTCTTTTTTATAAGCATCTACTTTGTAAGGGTTCTTCATTCTATATTCAGTAAAACGATTATATTCATCTGATACATATAAGTTAGGATACTCATATTTATATGAGAACACATGACTACGTGAATTATTACCATATACATGATCTATGACACCTGAATTATAATCTTTGAATGTATATGTACTAACATCAATGTCTCCATCAGTATATTTATAATAATAAGTCCAAGTTGTCCCAACAAGGCTCTTTTTAAGATGTGCTACTTGTGGATTATCTTCTTTTGTTTCCTTGGCACAAGCGAGACAAAGGAGAGCAAATAATACGATTAGTTTTTTCATTTTTAAAAATTATTACTTTAAACAACTACAATTACTTCTATCCACATAGGTTTTTTCACCATCATCTTGGTAGTAGTAGCAACCACCACGTGGCCCTGTATAGAGTGTTTTTCCATTGTATTGACCACACACTCTTTCTCCTTTTTCAAGAGTTCTTTCCTTTTTATTAGACCCTCCTTTTTTGGTAGTACCTTCATCTTTGGAGCATGCAAGACATAAACATAGGAGCAGGGGAATGAATATTTTTTTCATGGTATATATTGATTAAAATCTGATTTTTGAATTAACTATTTTTTCTACTGTAAAAAGCTGTATTACCTCATCAAAATCCACGATTTGGTCAGGATATAGAGGATTGAACGAATGACAGGTAATTTGCTGTTTTTTGTGGTCTATTTTGGTTATTTGCTTAACTATGTGACCGCTGCGGGTGGTAAGTACAAAGAGCTTGCTACGGATAGGCAGGGTGTCTATTTCATCTGTCCAAAGACGGATAAGGATCTCATCATCATCAGATAGGGAGCGCTTAGAGCCATCGTCCATACTATCCCCATTGACACGCACCACGAGATAATTCCCTTCGTTGTACTCACGAGGTATAAGCCGCTTGTGTGTCTCTGGGAGGCTTTCCACGAAGGCCTCAGAGAAATCACCTCCGAGCATACCTGCGGAGACAGCAAGGTCTGCGTACTCAACAATCATATAATTCTGCTCCGCTACAGGGGATACTTCCTCAGTGCCGTTCTTTGACTTGAGCTTGCTAATGGAATGATTTAAGTCCTTTCCATTGATAAGGGCATTATCAGAGAGAAACATAGTACCTTTATTAGCAGTAAGCCATTCCTTGTTGATGTCAGGAAAGGTGGTGACTATCTCCTCAATGAGTTCATGTGTTACTATGGTCTCTCCTTGTGATAGTAGTACTTCATATTGCTTGAATGCCTGCTGCTGGTCATTGGTAATCCTATTTCTCAGTGATATAAAGAGCTTTTTTAGCTTTTTGAGTATGTTTTTTTGTTGAGAGGGGGTTAATGGGGAGGCTTTTAGCATAGGGCCTTCGCCTGTGAGTAACCAAACCTTATTGACTTGAGGAAATTTAATTAGAATTTCCTCCATTACATCATCGCTTACCTTATTTCTGTAACTCTTAATATGAGTTATTTGTGATTGAGATATATTTGTTTCTTGAGAAAGTTTATATCCTGAATAATTGTAATATTTAAGTATGTCTAAAAACCTATCATTTATAGGTATAGATTGCTTTACATTTTGTTGTGTGTCTAAATTATTTTTCATACCTTTGTTGCGTTTTTAAATCATATAGTTATGTTGTATTTTATAAGTATTCTTCTGCTGTTAATCATAGTATTAATGGTATATGTATCTATTGAGATGAGAGACAGTATTAATCAGGTAAATACATTGATTAAGAAACAATCCTTTGAATTGTGTCTTTTGAAAAACAAAATAAAGGAAACTCCAACGCCAAAGGCACAGAATATCACAATTACCCAGTATTCTCCTTCTAACTTGGAGGATATTAAGGATTATGTAGATGCTTTGGAATCACGGCTTGAGCTACACTATAAAATGGCTGAGAACAAGCATTTATTTACAGAGCTTTTGGATTACTTCGCTGCTCACAAAGGGCTTGAATTTGCTAAAGAAAAACGAGATGTAATGAGATTATTTAAGTACATA